GGCTTGCGAGCTTGCTTTTCTGGTTTACCGACTACGGTACCTGACCGATGCAAGTGTGTCAGGCGTGGCATTCACTCGAGCTTGGTGTGGAATCGGAATCGTGGTTACACGAGACTGGTGCTCAACACTCGGCATGAAAGGTTGATACCATGAAAGCTTCCTCACTACCCCCAGGGCTGGTACCCCTTAGGGGGTGTGTGGGGCCGCGTGGCGATTAGCTACCGTCTGGGAAGACTGTAGCCGAATACCATAGCGAAGGGCGAATAAGGGGCGTAACCGAACGCTACCAAACTGGCGCCGCGGACTAAGTGTATACTGATCCCGCTTTCCAGTAACCCCCCAGAATCATTCGAAATCTGTTCTGGATTATCAACTTTAGATGGGGAATACAATTACCTTGATCAGGCAAATTTTCCTCCTTACCAGAGGTTTTATAAGTGGATCGCGAAGTGTGTCAACACCAAAGACGGCTGCGGCCGCACTGTTATACCTTCGAGCAGCGTGTCTCTAACCACGCCAGTTACTGGACTTCTCCAGTCTCCCGAAACCACTCGGAAAATGCTCGCTGTTGGGGAAAGCGAGCGTAGAAATAAAGATCTGTCCCGCAAGGGACGACACAGCGCAGAGTTGGTCTGCGCATCCGCTGCCCGCCCTAATGGCAGCGATGGGAAGAAAGACCGTGACCTCTCTGTTAGACAGAGAAGGGACGCGAAGATGAGCTCCTCAGCTTATCTTCAGTCCGGCGGCGAAGTCAATCCTGGACCAGCGGATGACCTCGTTGCTTTTGCCATGGGCGTGTTGAATCCCATAACCGACCCGCGTAGAGTATTTCTCTACGGTCAGTCCTTTGCCCTTAATTCGCCTCCTCCAGGAGTGGCGATTATTGAGGGCAGTGTTGCGCGAGGTGTTCCGCGCAAGGGTCACCAATCTCCGTGGGTGTTCATGCACAGCTCCGGAGTCAGGGGCGCGAATTGGACCCGTCGTTACTGGCGGGATCGCGCTGATGCAATGCACCGTAGGGTGGAAATCAACGTGGACGGCACTTATTACACGATATTGTGCCAGCTCCTTATCATGGGAGGCGTTGAAGAGAATCCAGGACCCCTGCATTCTTACATGGAGGCTACTAAATCTGTGAATGCGTACGTTACCGGGCCACGGGCCTGCACGTATGATGACCAGGTTATCAAGCCGTTCCGCTTCGGGAAAGAGTTCCGCTGTGGAAATTGCCATGTAATGCTGGCTGGCCCTGTCCGCCAATTGCACCCGAAATGGGTAGGGACGAATGATGTCCCCGTCACCGATGCGTCACTGGTAGAAGTGATGATTGGTGTAGTCCCTGCCCAATGTGCCGCTGTAGCGGCTGAGACGGACGCAGTCGCACAGGCTGCGCCCAGCGCCCCTCCGTGTCCGACGGAGGCCGCTGCCCCGGCGAGTGTTCCTCCGCCGGTCGCGCCGACCCTCACTACCGTGCCCCCAACCCCAGGCACGCCCGGCCCTGCGCCGGTGGAACCGGCTCCTACCAAGCCTGTTCCGAAGTCCCCCAAACAGCTAGATGGCCGTCGTCTCACTCAGGAAGAAGCAGAAGAGTTTTCCGCAGTGTACGGCGGCCGTAAGGCTGCATTGAGGACTATTAGGGTCGATTACGATCAAGATTCTAGACTTGTCACGAATCGTTCGGTGAAGGAGACGCAGGCGGCGTTTGTGATGCAGGAGATCATGTTCACGGTGGCCCAACCCGGGTTGGCCGCGATCATGGGTCTCTTGCTCGCAGTCACGTTTGTCGTTTCTGGCATCGCGGGAGCATATGTGTACTCTTATGCTCCATTGGTCGTACTCACTGCGTTTACCTTGTTTATGATGTTTTCGGTGGAAGCATCTCGCAGACTCCTCAAAAACAAGGGTGGCAAGACCGCTCAGACAGTGCAGGCATTCCGCTTGCTTGCGCTGGTTGGGGTGGTTGACGCAGCGTTGTGGCTCGTCAGCTGCCAGGTCTGGGCATGCGTTTACGCTGTTCTCTGCGTGGGCGCATGCATCCGCGTAGTTCGTCGGTACGGCATTGTGGAGCCGTGCTGCCGATGGTTGGATAGGAGTTTGAGAGGGCATCGTCACAAGGTGTATCGAACATTTGCTGCTGTCATGGTTGCATTATCGCTCGGTGGCATTGCGATTGTTCCCTTTTTCGAATTCTTCTTGTCCGTGTCTCAGACCCCATACCCTTATTTCGTCATGAGGGTAATATTCGGAGGGGTGCTGGCATGGAGTCTGACTCGCTTTGACGAGTGGATGCTGGCGTTGTTGTTCCCCGATCACATGAGGATAATCAAGTGGTGCCCCCACATGATCTCTTGTGTTATCGCCGAATATGAAGCCGGCACTAATGCGGAAGCAGTCCGCACCAACACTCGTTGTAAGCTGCTACGCCTAGCCACGTTGCCGATCCCCGACACTTTGGCCATGGAATTGACAAATGGCTCCGAACAAGTCATTTACTTCCTCATGCCGCGAATGCCTTTTTTCGCGGTGGGTCCGACCCATCTCGGGTCGGACCTCTGAACGTTTGGAAGACGAAGCGCAAGGTCTATGCGGTGGGTGTGAGGGCAGACGAAATGCCCTTACCCCACCCGCCGACTAAGCGCAAGGAACGCCGCGGGGGCAAGATGGAGGATGTCGACATTGTTGTCAGACTCCCGTCGAGCCGGCGTGCCCGTCGAAAGATGTTCAGGAGGTTGACCTATGGCGCAGTGCCAGGATTCGCACCAATATGCTGCGATTCGAATGACCCTGCCATGGTAGCGTGTGGGTTTAGGCAGAGATTGCTTCGGGAGGTACCGATTCCTGAGGACGCACTCATTAAGGAGTTCGCCGACTTTGTCGCCGAATTCCTGAGCAAAAATGTACGTCGCGTCCGGAAATTGGATTTCGAAGAATGGCTCTCCAAAACTTCATACAACGAGGCCAGGAAAGAGGAGTTGCGCAAGAGCTACGAGGCCTTGCGGGGAGGTCGCCCCACCCGCGACCAGTCCCAGAAGATACAGACGTTCGTTAAGAGTGAAAACTACCCATTGTACAAGTGGTGTAGGATGATAAACTCCCGTAGCGATGCGTTCAAGGTCTTCTCTGGTCCTTTTTTCAGAGCAGTCGAAGAAGTCGTGTACGAGCTTCCCGAATTCATCAAGCACACGCCTGTCCCTGACAGGCCGTCACGTGTGCGAGCGTTGAGGAAAGCGGGTCGTCGTTACTATCAGACGGACTTCACGGCATTCGAATCCCACTTCTCAGCAGAACTCATGAACATTTGTGAGTGTGCATTGTATCGACACTGTTTTGACGACTGTGAAGATATACAGTACATATGCCGCACTGTTACCGGGCTGAATCGCATGCGTACAAGGCACGGCGTATCAGCAGACATCCGCGCACGACGGATGAGCGGTGACATGTGTACTTCGCTGGGGAATGGGTTTACTAATCTGATGCTCGCAAAATTCATCGCCCATCGTCAGGGGCATGAACTCTACGGGTTCGTCGAAGGTGACGACGGACTTTTCGCTACGGAAGCGGTGTTGGACGTCAAGACGTATGAGCGCTTGGGGTTCAGCATTAAGATCGATGAGGTATCCGACCCGTGCAAGGCATCTTTTTGCGGCATGGTTTTCGCGGATAGTGGGGAAATTGTTAGGAACCCCATCGATTTTCTGTCCTCCTTTGGATGGACAGGGTCTTTCATCTCAGCTGGGAACATTGTTATGGACCAGCTGTTGAGAGCGAAGGCGCTTAGTGCGGTGTACGAAACACCGCAATGCCCGATTGTGGGCATGTTAGCGCGCGTGGCGTTGGCGAAGACGAGGGGCGCAGTGCCTCGCTTTGTCGATGACGGGTACCACAGATGTCCTTCGGACGAGATTCCGCTCCCAAGTTTCCGACCCTCCGCGGATACTAGAGAGCTCGTCGCGGAGTTGTACCATATCAGTCCTGCTCTACAGCTGGAAATCGAACGCTGCATTCAGACTGATCAGTTGGAGAGGATCGCCCCGTTGTTGGGTGGTCTTGTCGCCCAGGATGTGCGCCATTACGCGGATCGTTACGTGGAAGTGGGGTAACTCCTCCGACCCTCCTCAGGACCAGAAACAATACAAATCGGCTTAGTCCTGGCC